CTACTGCCGTGATCCATAATCAGATTGTGAACGTAGTCATCATCATTCACGACTAATCCCATAGCCGCATCCAACGACCAGCGCGTCATAGCGTCCCCGGATACGCTTTCCGTTACCAGTTCGACAAGGAAAGCAACGGGCGCGCAGCTTTCCGTGTTCCAACCGTAACGTGAGCTAGGTACCGCCAGATTACCCTTGCGGTTTAGCCATTCGAGCGCGATACGTTCACGATCTACTAGTGGAAGCGTTTCATACACGTACTGATTACGAGTGTTGTTAACGATCATCGTGTACCCCTAACGAGAAGGACGATCCCTAGCAATACCCCTAAGGCGCTTGCCGTGAACGCTACGTCCATAAGTGCTACGTACATTGTTTCCCCTTGCCTCGATTACTTACGTGAACGATCATTACACACTAAGGAAACGTTGTCAAGTGTTTGACCGGAATAGATTATCCGACGTGGTTAATCTGCTTCCGCGTTGGTCGTCGTCGCGCACGTTCTCCCGCGCACGTGTAACTAACGGAAGCTGCGACCAGGCGACCAGTCCGCCATCGGTTATCAAGCGCAGCTCGGCTAGGCATAGCGTCCCCAATGCGTCCAGCTAGGCAGGTGTAGCAATAGGCGCAGGCTATACCCCTTCCCTATGGAGGAGCGCAGGCGGCGATGCGTTGGATAAACTCACACGGGATACCCGATCCCAACCAATCGCAGCGCGGCACACGGCGCTAGGGGTACACGGGGGGGTAGGCGGCCACGCGCGCCTGCGTCTGTTGGAGTCCCCCCCTCCCCTGTACAAAATCAACCCCTACGTAACGGTGTTAGGAGTCCCTTGTTTCGTATTAATGCGGATGTGTTGGATGGTTTGAGTGTTGAGGATCGTAGTTTGGTTGAGGCTGAGTTGCGGTTGTTGGAGGATGTTCGGGCTGCTAATCCTTTGGAGGCGTATGTTCCTCATGCGAAGCAGGGTGTGTTTCATAAGTCGAGTGCGGATTTGAAGGTGTTTTTGGGTGGGAACCGGTCGGGTAAGACGACTGCTGGGATTGTGGATGATTTGGTTCAGGCGTTGAGTGTGGGTGATGTTCCTGAGCATTTGCGTGGGTTTAAGAAGTGGGAGCCACCGTTTTTTTGCAGGGTGGTAACGCCGGATTTGGGGCAGACGTTGGATCAGGTTGTGTTGCAGAAGTTTCGTGAGTGGTGTCCGCCTGGTGCTTTGGTGGGTGGGAGTGTGGATAAGGCGTTTGATGCTCGGTTGCGTGTGTTGCGTTTTGTGAATGGGTCGTGGTTTCAGTTTATGTCGAATGATCAGGATTTGGACAAGTTTGGTGGTGCTGCGTTGCATCGTGTTCATTATGATGAGGAGCCGCGTAGGGATATTCGTAAGGAGTCTCTTGCTCGTTTGATTGATTTTGGTGGTGATGAAGTGTTTACGATGACTCCTTTGATGGGGATGTCGTGGATGTTTGATGATGTTTGGACTCCTTTTCAGGAGGGGCGTTTGTCGGGGGCGTGTGTGGTGGTTGTGGATATGGATGACAATCCGCATTTGGATGAGCGAACAAAGTTGCGTGTGTTGGCTGAGTATTCGGAGGAGGAGCGGCAGGCTCGTAAGAGTGGGTTGTTTGTGCATTTCGCTGGTTTGGTGTATTCGGAGTTTGATCCGGGTGTGCATGTTGTTCCGGGTTTGAGTCGGGTGCCTGAGGGTGTGGAGGTGTTTGGGGGGATTGATCCGGGTATTCGTCATATGGCCGGTGTGGTTTTGGCGTTTTTGGATGAGGATGACAATTTGGTTGTGTTTGATGAGCTTGCATTGCAAGGGCATACGATTGGTGAGGTTTGTAAGGAGATCGAGTTGATGTTGGGGCGGTGGGATGTGAGGCCGCGTTGGTGGGTTATTGATCCGGCTAGTCGGAATAAGAATAATCAGACGGGTCGTAGTGATCAGATGGAGTTTCAGGATCATGGTGTGTTTGCCCAGCCGGGTCAGAATGCTGTTCGTCCTGGCATTAACCGGGTTAAGGAGCGCCTGAGGGCGGGAAAGTTTCGTGTGACTGGTGATTGTCCGGTGCTTGTGAGTGAGTTTAAGAAGTATCGGTGGTCAAGTCCGAAGCGCAGTGAGGATGATGCGCGTGAGCGTCCTGTGAAGCGTGATGATCACTTGTTGGATGCGTTGCGTTATGTGGTTATGAGTCGTCCGTTGGCTCCTGTTGCGGATGGTGTTGGTGAGAGTTTGAGTGTTCAGGAGCGAATGTTTAGGGAGAGTTTGAAGGGTTTGGGGTCTAAAGTGCATGATGCTGGTTTTGGGCCTGGTCAATTTGTCTAATTGGGAGAATAATGCGAGTTATTGAGGGCGGTTTTTGTGCTGCTTGTTTTAATCATGTGACTGAGGCGCGTCTTGTGGAGTTTGATGCTTCGTTTGATGGGCCTGTGGTTGATGGTGTGAGCTTTGATGAGTTGATGGTGTGCGAGGGGTGTGTGAAGGGTGCTGTTGAGGCGTTGAATGTGAAGCCTGAAATGTTGGATCAAGCGGTGTCTCGCGCTGAGTTCGCTGAGGGTGTTGCTGAAAAGTGGCGTGTTTATGCGGAGACTTTGGAGAAGAATTATGCGTCGCGTCCCGAGGTCATTGTTGAGCCTGTGGCTAAGACTGGTCGGAAGCGATGATTGTTCTTTGCGTGTTGTGCGTGTTGCTTGTGATCGTTCGTGAGTTGACTGTGATGCGTGAGCGGCATGAGTGGTGTGCAGAGCGGCGTGAGCTTCTAAATCGTGTGCAGGCTCCTGAGCGTGTGCCGTTTGAGCGTGTTGAGTTTGTTGTTCCCGAACCTGAACTTGATGAGTTTGCGCTTGTTGGTCAGGTTGGTGAGGTTTCTAATGGATAGTGGTGTTTCCGAGCTTGAGGATTTTCTTAAGAAGGGGAAGGCTGCTAAGACTCGCTTTGAGGCTGCTTGGTTTCTAAATCTGGCGTTTTATCAGGGTGAGCAGTGGGTTGCTTGGGATGGGAAGGGCTTGTATCGTCCTCAGTTGCGTCGGGATCGTATGACGATTGTTGATAATCGTATTCAGCCGGTGATTCGTACTGAAGTGGCGAAGATGACTAAGCAGCGTCCCGTGTTGACTGTGACTCCTCGGACGGGTGATCAGGAGGATGTTGAGGCTTCATATGTGGCCGAGCAGATTCTTGAGTACCAGTGGGATCATCTTTCAATGCGTGACAAGCTGATGCGCGCTTTGTTGTGGTCAAGGGTGTGTGGTGCAGGCTTTTTGAAGGTTACGTGGGATTCAACGGTTGGTGATGGGTTTGAGGCTCTGGTGGGGCCGGATGGTAAGCCGATTCCAGGGCCGAACGGTGCGCCGTTGAAGGGTGTTGATCCTCGCGTGTTGTCTCAGCAGTTGGGTGTTGAAGTGACTTCTAAGCAAGTCAAGCAGGGTGATGTGAGTGTTGAGGTTCGTAGTCCGTTCCAAATGTTCATTGATCCGATTGCAGAGCGGTTTGATGAGGCTGAGTGGCTTATTGAGCAGTCTGTTCGTTCTAAGGAGTATGTGGAGCGTCGTTGGGGTGTTGAGGCGGTTGCTGATACTCCTGCGAACCCTGGGTTGATTGAAGCTCGTCTTGGTGGTGCCGTGCAGACCAATAGTGGTTATAAGGGTGTTCGTATTAACGAGTTTTGGGCGAAGCCTTCGTCGAAGTATCCGAAGGGTCGTCGTGTCGTGTGGATTAAGGATAAAATCTTGTTTGAGGACAAGAATCCTTATGATGATACGCCGTATGTAATGTTGAAGAACATTGAGGTTCCGGGGCGTGTTTGGCCTACTTCGGTTGCAGAGCAGTTGCGTGGCCCTCAGACCGAGTTGAATAAGGTTAAGAGTCAGGTTGCGGAGAATCGTAATCGGGTTGGTAATCCGACCGTGTTGGCTTCTAAGCAGGCTATTAGTGATCCGAATGCGTTTGAGAGTGCTATGGCACAACCAGGCGGCATCTTTTATTACGATGACAATAATGGCCCTAATGCTGTTCCAGCGTACTTACAAGCCCCTCAGTTGCCACCGTATGTGTTGCAAGAGATTGATCGTATCGAGCAGTCAATTCAGGAGATTAGTGGTCAGCATGAGGCTACTGCTGGGAATGTTCCTAGTGGTGTGACGAGTGCGTCGGCTATTAATTTGTTGCAGGAGGCTGATGATACGAAACTTGGGCCGTCTATTGCTGATATGGAAACGAATCTGGCGAAGGTTGGTCAGAAGATCCTTACGTTGGTGAGCAAGTTTTATACGGACTCGCGCACTATTCGTATTGCTGGTGAGGATGCCACCTGGCGAATCTTTGATTTTAGGGGTTCGATGCTTCGCAACAACACGAATGTTGTTGTCCAGACGGGTAGTGCGTTCCCACAGTCAAAAGCTGCGAAACAAGCTGCGTTGCAAGAGTTGTTGACGTTCTTTGTGCAATCAGGACAACCGTTGCAGGGGAAGAATCTTGCTCGTTTCTTGAAGGATTGGGATGTTGGTGGTTTGGAACGTCTTGTTGATGAGTTGTCTGAGGATGAGCAGCAGGTGAATCGTGAGAATCAGAGGCTTGGTAAGGGTGAAATGTTGCCTATCAATTCTTATGATGATGATGCTGCGCATATCAGTGGTCATCAGGACTTTATGAAAACAGCATCGTATGACCAGTTGAATCCTATGGCAAAGCAAGCGTTTGAAACGCATGTTGCTGCTCATAAGGCTCATCAGGATCAGATGATGCAGCAGGAGCTTGCTAAACAGCAGGCTATGGCTCCACAGGGGCCGTCACAACAACAGAATGGAGCGCCTAATGGCGGCTAATTGCATTGCGGATCTTGAAACCGCTGTGAAGGCAGTGAAGGATGAGTATGGGAATGATCCCAAGTGGGCTGATGTGATCAGTTCTGCTGATAAGGCTGTGTCAGCCGCTCATAGTCTTGAGGGTAATACTCCCCCGGTTTCACCGGGTAAGGATAGTGCCAATCAGGTGCATGACAATCAGACTAAGGTCGAGACACCAGCGCAAGATAAGGCTGAACCGGCTGCTAAGGAGAACTCTGAAACTCCTGTTGTTGAGAAGGACGAGCATCCAAAGGATATGAAGGGTGCTGCTCGTATGGCCCTGATTATGCTCAGGGGTAAAAAGTAGTGTTTCCCGTCCCACATCCGGGGCATGGTTGGCAGGAGGGAACTGCTATCGAGCGGAAGCGTCCATTAAGGCCGACTGCTCATACGGCAAATCCAATGTTGCATGTTGCGCAACAGATGGCTGGTGGGCGAATCCCACTTGGCAGTATGCCGGGGCCTCGCAAGAAGCCATTGTTTAAGTATTAGTTGGTCAACCTTTGAGCGTGTCAAATCGCTTGAGGGTCATTCAAGGGGGTTTAAATCATAGATGCCAGGGACAGGTACAACCATTCGTTTGGTCAGGGCCGCGTGTTACAGCATCAGGAAAGGAAGTAAATAGTGTCCGAGGAAAACGTACAGCCTGAAACTGCTCCTGTTGAGAGTGAAGGCCAGGGCAATGCTCCGTATTCGGAGTACCTCGAAAAGTTGCCAGAGGATATTCGTGGTGATGTTGAACCCATTTTTAAGGAGTGGGATTCAAATGTGACTAAGAAGTTTCAAGAGGCGGCGGATTACAAGAATCAGTGGGAGCCATATTCGGATCTTGGTCTGAATGATGTTCCTCGTGAGGAGGTTGAGAACCTTCTTGCATTGCGTAATCTTGCCGAGTCTGATCCTGAAGGGTTTGATACTTGGTTGCGGGAAACTGCTTCTGAGCGTGGGATTCTTGGGGATTCTTTAGAGGATCAACTTGCACCGTTTGATGAGGATGGTGAAACTGATCCGTTTGAGGAGAAGCTGAATCCGATCATGTCTGAGCTTGAACAGCTTAGGGAATGGCGGGAGTCACAGGATCAAGAGTCACGTGTTGCTGAGGCAATGTCAGTTGTTGAGTCGCAGGTGGAAGAAATGAAAGTGAAGCATCCTGACGTGCCACAAGAGTTGGCCGAGCAGTTCCTTGCTTCCTATGCTGAGTCTGACCCGCATAATGCTGTTCCTCTTGCTTTTGAAGCAGCGGAAAAGTGGATTGCCCAGATTCAACAGGGAATGATGAAGGACAAGCTCGATCAGCCTGAGGCGGCGGAGAATGGTTCTGTTGCAGACGTTAATCCTGAACGGGTTACGACGTTTGCAGAGGCTTCCAAGCAGGCGCTCGCTCGACTGCAAAATAACTAATAATCCTGAAGTTGTAAGAGAGGAAAGTAAATGGCTACACAGTCACTTACCAACTTCGACGCGATCCTCAAGACAGTTTACCGAGGCCCGATTGTCGAACAGCTGAACAACGAGTCGTATGCGATTGATCAGTTTGAACGTGTTGCAGCAAACGATATGGGTTCATTTACGGGACGTAGTGTTATTTTCCCCGTGCATGTTGCTCGTAACCGTGGTCGTGCCGCTATTGGTGATGGTGGAACCCTGCCTACCGCTGGGTCGCAGAGTTATGCGGATGCTACTGTCACAATGCGTTATTTCACTCAGGGCATTGAACTGACCGATCAGGTCATCAAGCAGAGTGAAACGAATGAGGGTGCTTTTGTTCGCGCTCTTTCCGCCGAAATTGAGGGTGCTACCACAGACCTTCGTAAAGACATTAACCGCCAGGTGTACGGTACTGGTGATGGTGTTCTTTCGAATGTGACCGGTACGGTTGCCTCAGGTTCCAAGACGAGCATTCCAGTTGACAGCACGCAGTATATTGCTGCTGGTGATGCTGTTGATCTTGTTGCCAGTGACGGAACGGTTCTTGCCTCTAGCGTAACGGTTACGGCTGTTACGACGAGTGGTACGGCTGCAAGTGCAACGCAGGGCAATGGTTCTTTGACTATTGCTGCTACGTCAATCGCATCTGCCCTTACGGGTGGATTTGTTTGCCTTGCTGGTTCGTATGGAACAGGATCAAATGCTAAGGAATCTGATGGTTTCCGTAACATTACGGCTACCAGTGGAACCGTGCATGGTCTTGCTACATCGGCACAGCCAGTGTGGAAGGGTACGGAGCTTGCTCCATCGTCAGCTTATGGTGCGCCTACTGAGGATCTGTTCATTCAGCTTTCTCAGCAGATCCGTAAGGTGTCGAACGCAACTCCTGACGTGTTCCTGACAACTCTGGGTATCCAGCGTCGTCTTGCTAACACGTACACTTCGCAGAAGCGTTGGAATGATGCGAAGGTACTTGATGTTGATGGTGGTTATTCGGCAATCATGGTTGCGGCTGGTAACAAGCCTGTTCCCGTTATTGCTGATGTTGATGCTCCGATTGGTTTTGCGTTCGGACTCCGTAAGGATTCGTTTGCATGGTCTGAGCTTCAGAAGCCAGATTGGCTTACAGCACCGGATGGTAAGGGTTCCATTCTTACGCTTAAGACAACTGGTTCCACTGGTCAGCGTCAAGCTGCTTGGCAGGCTTGGATGGGCTGGTATGCGGCTCTTGCTTGCACCGCTCGTAACAAGAATGGTCGTCTTGTGACCGTTGCCGACGATAATCCGGTAGCCCGGATTTAGTTGAGGACAAATCTCCCTGGCAACCCTTGTGGTTGCTGGGGAGTTTGTTGTTTATGAACGACACACTTCATTCAGCGCGACTTGATCAGATACTTGAGACTCGTAACCGTCAGGTTATTGTGGACTCTAGTAGTTGCTCGATTGTTGCCGACCTTAAAAGTATTGATCCTAGCCTTGAGGTTAGGTTTGTTGATAGTGCCGAACCGTATTTTGCGATTGTTCAAAACATTGATCATCGTGACGGGCGCAAAGAGCAACACCTTGTTACAACCGTATTGGCGGAGCAAACTTCGTTTGGGTCGTATGCAGGGTTGGATCAGCGCATTGTTGAGCGAGTTCGCAAGATTACGCATCCTTCTTATGATTTTGGTAGTGAAGCTCTTGCAATTAAAACCGAGCATGACAATGAGGCTCGTCGCAAGCGTGAAGATTTGTACGGTGATATTGGGGAACGTGCCGCGTTTGAACTCCGCAAGGATCTTGGCAGTACCAGCAAGGCGTTTATCAAATGAGTCCGGCAGCGTTTCCAGCCAACAACTTTGTTGATTCGATCACGTGGAAGGGCGCTTGGTCAAGTGCTACTTCGTATAACAAGAATGATGCTGTTTCACTTAGTGGTAGTTCGTGGCTTTGCCTTGTAGCTCATAGTGCGCAAAGTCCCGTTGAGGGAACGTATTGGACGTTGCTTGCAAATAAGGGTGATACGGGCGCTACTGGTGCCACCGGGTCAACTGGTGCTACTGGCCCGACAGGGCCAACGGGTGCCACAGGTGCTACTGGTGCTAAGGGTGATACGGGAAGCACTGGCCCTACGGGGCCAACCGGCCCAACCGGGCCAACAGGTTCAACGGGTGCCACGGGCGCTACGGGCGCTACGGGAAGTACGGGTGCTACTGGTGCCACGGGCGCTCAGATTCTTACGGGAACAACCGTTACTGGTGGCAACAATGGTGACTACTTTTTCAAGACTGACACTAAGGTTTTGTACGGGCCTAAGGCTTCGGGTTCATGGCCGTCAACTGGTGTTGATCTAACCGGGCCAACAGGCGCCACAGGCTCAACGGGTGCCACAGGCTCAACAGGCTCAACGGGCGCTACTGGTGCGACGGGTGCCACGGGGCCACAGGGCGCTAAGGGCAATAATGGTTCTGATGGGCGAACCGTCCTGGGTGGCACTGCAACACCTACATCGTCTATTGGCGCTGATGGTGATTTTTACATTGAGACTGACACGGGCATTATTTACGGGCCTCGACAAAGTGGTAATTGGGGTTCTGGGTTTAGCACTACCGGCCCACAAGGGCCAGCGGGAACCACGGGTGCCACG